CGCGTGCCGGCCCGATCGTCACTCTCGGCCAGCTGCCGGGCGCGATTGATGACGGTCGTGCCGTAGAGCTTGAAGGTCGGCGCAACCGCCACATCGCGGAAGAGCTGCGTGCCGGCGTAGGCCCGCCGCAGGCTCGATTCGTTGGGAACCGTGTTCATCGGCATGGCGGCTTACTCCTTCTCGCCGCCGAACTGCGCGGCAATGGCCGCGGCATCGGCCACGGTGTAGAGCCCGGACGCCACCGCGTCGCGGAACTGCCCCGGCGTCAGATTCGCCAGATCGTCCGCCGTCAGGTCGCGCTGCGGCACGCCGGCGAGATAGCGGCCATCGCCGGCGTCGCTGAACCGGAGCGCGACCTTCGGCGCTTGCTGCTCCATTGCCACGTCCGGCGCGGCCGATTGTTCGGTCTTGTCCTGTTTGCTTGCCTTGTCCGGCATGGCATTAGCCTCCTCGCCCTCGCGGGTTATCCCCCGAAGGGCCGGTGGAACTTGACAGTGAAGTAGACGGTGATGGCGGTGTACTGGTGCCCGGCGTATTCGATTTCCTGCGACGGCTCGAACCGGGCCGGCTCGCACTTATGCACCTGTCCCGCCTGGCCTGTGACCCGCAGGTGAAAGGCGTCGGTGCCAGGCGTGAAGTGGTCGATGATCGGCATGATCAGCGGTTCCAGCGCGTTGATCTCGGCGGCGAGCCGCCCCTGCGCGGCCACGCGCAGCTGGACCTGCATCTCCCCCTCCCAGATCGCCTCCCCGCCGAGCGCGGTGATGGTGAACGGATTGGAGAAGACGAGCGCGGCCGGGGTCTCGCTCAGCGATGAGGGCGCCGGGTAGTGCGCCTGCCGCAATCCCGCCGCCGCGATGGCCGGGGCGCGTAGCTCGTTCGCCAGACGGAACCCGATTGTCGGCAGGTCCATCTCCTACCCTCCGACCCGGTTCATGATCCGCTGCACCACCGCCCGGAACTCTGATCGCACCTGCGGCTCCAGCCATTCCTTCGCCCGCTTGAACACCCACCTGCCCGTCGTTCCGGGGTGGTTGACCCGGCGCCGGAAGAGGACCTTCTTGCCGATGGTGAACCGCAGCGCCTTGGCCCGCTTCGCCGTAATGACGTGCGGCTCACTCCCCGCTTCCACGACCCTCGCGTAGGGCGCGTTCGAGCCGAAGGCAGCGGTCACGCTCCCGCCGGCGAAATTGGCCGTCGTATGCGTGATCGATCGACGGTAGTGACCGGTCTTGAACGGCGCGATCCGCTTGGCGTACCCGGAACCGGCCATGGCCACGTTCTCGACGCCGCGCCCCATCTCGTCCCGCACGATCTCCGGCGCCTGCCGGAGCCGCGCGGCGAACTGCTCGTAGTGCTCGAACTCCACCCGGATATCGCTCATACCACCAGCCCCTTGGTGGCCAGCCGATGCCGGGCGAGAATCCGCGTCACCTGCGGATCGTTCCAGGGGTTGCGGATGGGGGCGACTGTGCCGTCCGGTCCCACGAATCCGGCCGGGCTCGCCTGCTCCTGCTTGATCCGCTCGGCGGTGATGTAGTTGACCACCCAGACGATGTCGGCCGGGACCGCGCCCGGCGTATCCGCCCAGGTGCCGGTGACGGTGACGACGCTCAACCCCGCCCACGACGCGCCGGAGGTCAGCCGCACGGCGGTGATGTCCCCTTGCCGGTCACGATGGGCCACGGCCCAGCCACTGGCCGCGAGCGCCATCCCGCCACTGACCACGCCGCCGGCGTCGATCCCGCCCACGCTGATCGCGGTGATGGTCCGAGCCGGCACGGGCAACACGAGCACGCTGCTCACGCCGCCGCCGGGGTAGATCGTGCGCGCCACGCTCGGCGCGGGGGCCGCGCTCCAGACCCGGCCGGTTCGGTGCTCCACCATCCGCGAGACGACCTGCTGCATCGCCTCGATGCGCGTCTCGAGCTCGGCCTGAAAGCCCGCCGTGGACTCCCCGGGTCCGAGCATCTGCACGATGGTGGGCACGTCGCCGTAGCCGGGCATCGGTCAGGCGCTCCGGTTTTCCGGGGCTCTGCCCTTAGACCGATTCTCTGGCGCCTTGCCCTTGGCCCTCTCCTCGGGTTCCGGCTCAGCAGCTGGTTCAGGTTCAGGTTCCGGCTCTGGTTCCTCGCCGTCATCGTCATCGTCTGCCGTCGGCGGCGTGACGACGTCGGCGCTGGTGACGAGGTTCTCGCCGTTCCCGGGCGGCACGGTATCGCCGTGCTCGTCATCGACGTCATCGAGCGCCGGCGCGAAGACCGGCTCATCACCGACCTTGGCGCGGAACGCGGCGAACTGCGCGGCCCGGCTGCGGGGAAGCGCATCCCCCTTGAACAGCTGGATGGGGGACCCGGCATCGTCGAGATAGACGCCGTCCTTCGGGACGATGAAGTGCTCGGTCTCGGCTATGGTGCTTGCTCCTGCGACCGGCGTCCCCACCAGCATCCCGACGGGATGAATCAGGCGGGGCGCGCCCTCCTGCGGTCCGTCGATCAGATCGAGGATCGGCGGCACCCGGTCCGGGTTGTTCACGGTCGGAATGCCGCCGTCCATCGTCATCACTCCGGGGTGACTGGCCTAGCTCGTGGCCGCCAGATCGACGTAGGCGATCTTGCCGGGGAAGATGACCGGCAGGGCCAGCCGCGACTCGCAGAGGATCGTGATGATGTTCCGCTCGAAGAGGTCCCGGTTGGAGTCGGTCACGAAAATCTGCGCGTCCATCCGGTCCATCACCATCGCCGCCGTGCCGTCGAGCACCACCGCCTTGTTGACGGTCAGGTTCTCGCTTTCCACGTACGGCAGGCCCCAGATGCGGCCGCCCGCCGCGGCCCCGAACGGCCCGCCGCCGAGCGCGGCGTACTCGTTGTTGCCGGCGGTGCTGTTGGTCTTGAGCAGCTCGAACTCCTCCACGTTCTCCGGGTGGAGGATCATCGCCGTCGCCCGGCCACGCCCGCCGATGCGGATCCGCGTCTTGGCCCGGCGCAGGCGATCGAGCTTGTTCGGCATGGTCGTGGTGAAGTAGGCCCCGTTCAGGTTCTGGATGCCCGACTGGTTGATCAGGCCGCGCAGGTTCGGCGCGACGCCGTCACCGATCAGGATCTGCCGGTCTTCCCGCTCCTCGATGAAGCGGCGCAGCAGCCCCTCGATGTAGCTCTGCATCTGGTCGGCGTCGTCGAGCGCGGCGCGGGTGATGTACATCAGCGTCGCGATCGTGCGGACCGGCGCGTTCGCCTCTTCGAGCGTGAAGCCCGATTCCGGCTTGGCCCCGTCGACCAGGCTCGTCGCCTCGGCGACTTCCGCCGCGTTGTTGGTCCGGCTCGCCTCGCGCACGAACTCGACCAGGTTGCTGCTCGTCCGGCCGTTGGCCAGCACGTCGCGCACCCGCAGCTCGCGCAGCTCCGGCGCCAGAATGCCGGGCAGGCGCTGCGGCTGGATGACCGTGGTCAGCGTGGTGCTGGTGATCAGCGCGCGCTGCTCATCCGGGCCCGGGCCGAGCCGGCGCTCCACCTCGTCCTGATGCCCGTCGTAAAACGAGCCGACGGCGAACGGCTGCGAGCCGCGCCCCTCGCCCACGCGCTGCCGGAACTCGCGCAGCTGATCGGAGGTGGCGAACCGCTCACCGATCGAGCGGGACCATTCCTCGGCGGTCTGACGGCGCTCGCTCATCGCGGCTGTGCCGGCGCGGCGGCCGGTCCCCTCGTTGTAGTGACGGTGCAGGTCGAGCGACCGCTGCGCGGCATCCCGGTCCCGCTGGGTGTCCGCCTCGGCCCGCTCCGCGTCGGCGCGCTCGCCGTAGAGGGCTTCGAGCCGCTGGGTATTGGCGCGGAACTGGGTGAGATCGTCTCCATCCAGGCCGCCTTCCACGAACCGCTGCGCCAGCGGCGCGTTATCACGGGCGAGCTGCGCGAGCTCGTCGTTGATCTGTCTCAGACTGCGCATGTCATCTGCTCCACGGTCAGGCCCAGGGATCGGGCCAGCTGACGGATATAGGCTTCACGGTCTGCCCGTGCCTCGGTCTCGTCAGGGAGTGGAGTGGGGTCCGGCGTGCCTGCCCCGGCTCCGGCTCGCTGCTGCCAGGCGGCGGCCAGTTGCTCGATCTGCGCGGCCTGCTCGTCCGAGAGCGTGCCGGCGCGCATCGATTCGATGAGGGTGGAGAGGAGGTCGGCTTCCTGCTGATGACGAACGCTGCTGATGGTGGCGGCCTCGTTGGCCGGAAAGGTGACGAGCGAGATTTCCCAGAGCTTGACTTCCTCGATGATGCGGGCGTACTCCCGCTCCTCCGGGTTCTCCCGCATCCAGCGCGGCGCGTCGGACCAGTCGAGCTTGTCCATGTCGCCGTCTTCGACCGGGCGGCTCTTGATGGTCTCGAACCCGAAGCTCATGCCCATCGGCACATCGGCCCGCAGCAACGCCATCGCCTCGGCTCCGGCGCGGGTGTCAGTGACGACCTCGGCCCGGAAGGCGAGCCCGTTGCGGTCTTCTTTCAGCTCGGTTGGCTTGCCGATTGGCGTCCACGGATCGTGCTGCCAGAGCAGCGGCACCCGGCCCCCTCGTTCGTCGAGCGTCTTCTTGAATGCGCCCTTCTTCATGGCGGTGCCGTAGGAATCGACCCGCCAGAAGGTGGAGGCGTGCCCCTCGAAGCCCGCGACGTCATCGTCCAGCGCCCGCACGGCGATAGTGCGGTACTGGATTTGCGGTGGAGTTGGCAGTGTGGTCCCGCGCATCGACGTGCCTCGCTGGTCGCTCGGGCAAACAAAAAAGCCGCCGGGACACCC